AGGTACTCCTCTAACTACTGATCCTCGACAGCATGATCCTTATACCATTACTTATATGTCAAAAGATACCATAAGTACATCTATAGTAGAAAATGGTATATGTAATGTAGATATACAATGTTAAATAAGCATGATACTTGTGTTGTATTAGACTTGGGGAATTATAAGCCTTCTTATGCGGAAGAGATTCCCTTTGTAGCAGTAATAACAGATATTACTGATTATCCTATGTATTGGATAACAAGTACGATTACAGATAAAAAATATGAAATATATCCTGAACAGATATTTGAATTACTTTCTTTAGAAGAAACAAAAGAATATTGGCATGAAGATTTAATAAATAAAGCTCAATTTTTACATGACAAGTTTGTAAAAGCAAATATTAATGATAAATAATGATCTATTCAGAGTTAAGGAAGTTCCTAATTTTCATCCCATAGTCGATAAGTATGAAAGAATGGATTTCTGGAGGGAAGAAAAGCGTAAATGTATTGAAGGATGTTGGGTAGGGGGGTATTGGATGCCCCCTGAACTTTATTACTATATCAACTTTCACCATATTACTATGGAGGAAGGTATCTATAGGGGAATTCATCTTCCATGGCATAGGGATATAGAATGGGAGAAAGCAAGATTATATGCAGAAGCCACTGGTTTCTCAGGATTTGAAATGGATGAGAGATATTCCTGCAACAGGTTGTTACTGGAAGACCTTACAGATGATGAACTACTTATATTCTGCAGGGATTCTTCATCTAATATTAATTTGTTATACAGGGGAAACTTCTTTAAACCTGATGGTACAAGGAAGGAATATATTCCTACAAAGGATTATATTGGTAGAAATCACGGTATTTCATTAGGAAGACCTATTTATCTGAACCCTGCAAAGCATATAATGGAAATGGCTGCTCGTGGACTAGGTAAGAGTTATTGGGCATCTGCTTGTATAGCTCATAACTTCTTATTCTCAGGAGCCAGAAATTACGATGAATATCTCAGACTAAAAAAGATGGATAATCCTCTTAAGACTGAGACGGTAGTAGGTGCTGTAGATACCAAATATAGTTACAAGCTTGTTGATAAGGTACTTACTGCTCTGACAAGATTGCCGGGATCATTCAATATGATGTTGGAGAGGGATAATGTTGTATTTCCTTCTCCATTGTCAGTAGCTACTGAAGGTTCAATGGCTGTAGGTAAGACTTTTAAAGCTATAGCTTCAGGTTCTACAATACAACATGTCACATTTGCAGATAATCCTCTAGCGGCAAATGGAGGTCGCCCAAATAAGATATTCATAGATGAGGTGGGTTTTCAGAAAAATATCCTTGAAACTTGGGAAGCTATAGAATCCACACAAGCCGCTGAAGTATTTAAAAGGCTCACTATTTATGCTATGGGTACAGGGGGTTTGACATCTGCAGGAGCAGTTACTTATACTCAGGAGATATTTACGAATCCCGATACTTATAATTGTATTGCCATAGATGATGTATGGGAGAATTCTGGGAAGATAGGATATTTTGTATCTGCCATTAAAGCTTCCAATAAATATAAGGAAGGACCAAATTATATTACCAATGAGGATAAGGCTCTTGTAGACATAGAGAAAGAAAGGGAGAAAGCTCGTAAATCCAAGAGTAAGACTAAGCTGTTGGGATTGATGATAAATAAACCCATCAAACCATCGGAGATATTTCTTAGGTTGGATGGTACTTTCTTTAGGGCGGAAGATTTGAAAAGAGTTCTTGGTGAACTTGAGACAAACAGAAAACTTCTGGATTTAAGCTGGAAAGTTGATTTAGAATTTATTAAGGAGGGGATAGTATATCCCATGCCTTCCAATAAAAAACCTATCAGGGATTTTCCCCTGAGAAGGGGAATGGATATGGAAGGATGTGTGGAACTCTTTGAAAAACCTAAGAAAGACAGTACAGGACTTATTCCTTTCAGAAGATATATCATTGCTACAGACCCTGTTGATGATGATGAAAATACCAATATAAGACTTTCTCTTCAGTCTACATTTGTTCTGGACACATGGACAGATAGGATAGTTGCTGAATATACTTCCCGTACATATTTTGTAGATGACTACTATGAGAATGTTCGGAGACTCTGTATGTATTATAATACCCAATGTCTCTATGAGAATAATAAGAAGGGTATGTACAGCTATTTCAAGAATAAGGGTTCGTTACATCTTCTGGCAGAAACTCCTGATATCATGAAACAGCAGAATGTAGTCAGGGCGGAAGGTATAAGTAATAAGGCAGTAGGTGTTAACATAGCTAATGAACAGGTTAAGTTATATGCTATACAGAGATATAAGAAGTGGCTGGAAACTCTTGCTAATACCAATAGTGAAGAAGATGAAGGTAAACAAAATTATCAGTTGATAAGATCGGTAGGATTATTGAAGGAAACTATCAATTACACTCTTGATGGAAATTATGACAGGGTTAGTGCCATGATGATACTTATGATATATCGTGATGAATTAGCTCTTCAGGTACAGGCGGTTAAAGCATCTGGAAGCAATGCTGAGAATTCTATGACAGATAAGTTTTGGTCACGGGCTTACAAGAAATATGTTCATAAACCCAATGAAGTTTATAATAGAACTAGAAAGAACAGATATTTGAGTCTGAATTGATTTGAATTTCTTATATTTGCCAATTGCGAATTACTCATACAATGAAACAATATACTTATTTTCCCTCTCAGAAAGTTACCACTAAGGAAAAAACTCCTGAGTGGTTTAAAGATTGCGTGAATTCAGCAGAGAAGCTTATTCTTTTGCAGACGAATTCAGAAATGGACTTGCAGAGAAAGATGAAAGTATGGTATGACTTGTACAGGGATGTCATCAATGAGAATGAGATAATGGATGTTCTCAACCCTATGCAGTTTGATCCTGAAACATTTCCTGCCAATATTAAAAATTATCCTTTATGTTCTCCAAAGATAGACTTGATGCTGGGGGAAGAAATTAAAAGGAGATTTGACTGGTCTGTAATATCCCGTAATGAGGATGCACATAGCAACTACTCAAAAGCAATGATGGAGGAACTTATGAATTTTGTAGTTCAGACTATCCAGAGTGAGAGTGTTGATGAGAAACAGGCTGAAGCAAAACTTCAATCTATAATGAAATACTATCAGTATGAATACAAGGAACTTCACGAACTAGTAGCTACAAGGATATTGCAATACTTATGGAGGGAACAGGAGTTAAAAGAAAAGTTTTCAAAGGGATTTAAAGATGCTGTTATTGCCACAAGGGAAATATATCGTATTGATGTATATGGAGGAAAGCCTGTAGTAATAAAGTGTGATCCCAGGAATGTGTTCTCTTTAAAGAGGGGTGATTCTTACAGGATAGAGGATTCTGATATCATCGTTGAGATAACATATGAACCTATAGGAAAGGTGATAGATGAGTTTCATGAAGAGTTAAAACCTTCTGATATTGATGATCTTGAAGCAGGATATGCCAGAGCCAGAGGTTCTTCCGATCAGGGAGTTCTCAATCATGTAAGTGCAGACCCGGTTATCTTTTCCAACATAGGCATAGGTGGAAATATAAATGATATCAATGATGTGGGTGCTGTCATGCACACATATGGTCTACCTTATGATATTCAGGGGAATGTAAGGGTACTTAGAGTAAGATGGTTGTCTCGTAGAAAGTTAGGATCACTCACTTATTTTGATGAATTTGGTCAGGAACAGGTAAGATTGGTTCCTGAGAATTATAAGCCTAACAAAGATTTAGGAGAACATGTTAGGTGGTTTTGGGTGAATGAAGCGTGTGAAGGTACTAAACTTGCCGATGATAAATTTGTCATGGCAAGGATCAGACCAGTTCAGATGAGGCATTTTGATAATCCTTCAATGTGTTTTCTCGGATATGTAGGTACTGACTATGGTGAGTCTTTGATGGGAAGGATGGAACCTTATCAGTATATGTATGATATCTATATGACAAGACTTGAAGCTTTGCTTGCAAAGTATAAGGGACCGATATATGAGATTGACATAGCAAAGAAACCTGATGAATGGGATATTGAGCAATGGATGTACTATATGGAAGTTCTGGGATATTCTATCATAGACAGTTTCAATGAAGGTAAGAAAGGACAGTCTACAGGAAAGCTTGCAGGAACATTTAATACTACGGGTAAGGTTCTGGATGCCAATATAGGTAATATTATTCAACAGTATGTTGTAATGCTGAATTTCATTGAAGATCAAGTGTCGAGGATATCAGGAATTTCAGATCAGAGGGAAGGACAAATAAGTAATCGTGAGACTGTAGGAGGTATAGAACGATCTGTTACACAAAGCGCTCATATTACTGAAAAGTGGAATTTCATGCACGATCAGACTAAAAAAAGGGTTCTTCAGGCATTATTGGATACGGCAAAACAAGTATGGTCTACAAGTAAGTCCAAGAAGCTAAATTTTATATTGGATGATATGAGCAGGATTTTCCTTGAATTTAATGGGGAAGATTTTGCATCTTCAGAATATGATATTTTCAGTTCCAACTCTACTGAAGATCAGGAAATCAGAGATATGATGAAAGGTCTTGCACAGGCTGCTGTACAGGGAGGCGCATCCTTACTTCTGCCAGTGAAAATTCTTAAGTCAGATTCCATAGCGGATATGACTAAGAAATTAGAGGCAGATGAGAAGGAAAGAATGGAAAGACAAGATCAGATGGAAAAGGCAAAGGTGGATTCCGCTGAAAGAATGAAAGCTCAGGAAATAGAAATCCTTGATAAGAAAATACAACTTGAGAGATATAAGGCAGACCTTGCATCATACACTTCTATAAAAGTTGCTACAATACAAAGTGAATCTTCACAAGAAGAGGTAGAACCTCCAGAGATGGAAGATAATAGTCTTGAAGTAGAGAAATTGAATTTACAGAGAAACAAACAATCTCTGGAACAGAAAAAAGTAAAGAGCCAGACAGAACTCCAAAATAAAGCTCTTGAGGAAACGATACGGCATAATAAAGCTACCGAAACAATAAGTAGGAATAAGCCAGTTTCAAGACCCAAGAAATAATATATGATCAAAGTATCTGATGCAGAATACATAAATTATGATCATATAGTAAAAGTATCTAAAGATAAGGGCAATCTAAGGATACTTTTTTCTACTGGTGACAGTGAGATAATATATGATCAAAGTCAGGCAAATTTCGTTATGAAACAGATACAGGAACTTTATCAAAAATCAATACATAAAAATGGATAAGGAGATACAAGCATTAGTAGAAAAATTCTTAGAGAAACCTTATTTCCTTGATATGGGAAAAGGTCTTCTATCAAGATTATTCAATGCTCCTATAGAGAGCATAAGAGAGGCGAAAGTCCTTGCCAGACAGAAGAGAAAATCTATACAGATGCTCTCCGACTTACCTAAAATTCTTTTATTAGATATTGAGACAGCACCTATGGCGGCATGGGTTTGGGGCAGATGGAAACAGAACATTCATCTTGAACAGACTATGGCGGAATGGTTCATATTAACATGGTCTGCAAAATGGTTTTTATCTGCGGATATGCTTTCTGAGAAACTCACTCCTTCTGAAGTGATAAATCAGGATGATAAAAGAATAATGCGACCTCTTTGGGATTTAATCAATGATGCTGATATAATCATAGGTCATAATTGTGATGCATTTGATGTTCCGAAGATAAATTCAAGATTTCTTCTTAATGGATTTCCACCTCCATCACCTTACAGGACTATAGATACAAAGCTTATATCAGCAAAGCAATTTGGCTTTAGTTCAAACAAATTGGATGCACTGGCGGAGTATTTTGGTTTTGATAAGAAACTTCCTACCACTATGGAGTTATGGACTAGATGTATGAAAGGTGACTTGGAAGCACTTAAATACATGGAGGTATATAACCGTAAAGATGTACAGGTACTTGAAGAAGTATATATTAAACTCAGACCGTGGATTAAGAATCATCCTAATTCAGGGATGTACACGGAAGATGATATTACCACATGTTCGGCTTGTGGTAGCAAGGATATATCACTTATGGAAGATAGGTTCTATTATACACAGGTTGGTAAATATCCTGTATATAGGTGTGCAAATTGTGGTGCTGTATCAAGAGGAAGGAAGACAACAATTGATAGAGAGAAGAACAAAAAGATGGTTACTTCTATACCTAGATAAGGTGCAAAGTTTATAGTAAATTTAATTAGAGCTTCTAAAATTTGGCAGTTATTATATTAGGGTTTAAATTTGTATAGAATTTAGCAGTTAGTATTATGGAAAAAGAGTTTGACGAAAGTAATGATTCTCCTTTTGGAGATTTTGATCTGACAAGTCTTAGTGATTTGGCAGAGTTCGTAGATGAGGAAAACACTCAGCAGGTGAATACTCAGAACGAAGAGACTAATGAAGAGAGTTCTAACGATGATGAGCAGTTTCCTTTTCAATCAGATGATGAGGAGACAGATGAGCAGGAAACGGATGAGCAAGAAAGTAATAAAGAAAAACCTGGGGACCCTTCTTCTCAAGATAAGGACAAGTCTCAAAAGTTTCCTCTTACTCCATATGCTAAATTGTTAGTAGAAGAAGGTGTTCTCCAGGATTTTGATATTGAAAATTTTGATGGTACGGCAGATGGTTTGATAAATGCCTTTAGAAGTCAGGTAGTTAAACAGGTGGATGAGTATAAGAATACTCTTGATCCACGAATTAAATGGCTGCAGGACAATATAGAGGAGGGAGTCCCACTGGAAGCCTTACTGAGATTAGATAAAGAAAAGATTCAGTTCTCATCGCTTACTGATAAAGACATTGAAGAAAATGCTGATCTTCAGAAGAACATTGCAAGGGAGTACTTTAGAAGGACTACCAACGGATGGTCTGAGGCAAGGATTGAAAAAGAAATCAAGCGTCTTGATGACATGGGTGATTTGAAGGATGAATCAAAAGAGTTCTTTGAAGAATTGAAAACTTTCTCTGCGCAGGAAGAAGAACATCTTAAGCAACAGGCTAAAAGAGAAACTGAAGAAGCAGTAAAAAAACAAAAGGATATTCTTGATAACTTTAAGCGTAAACTTGAAGATACAAAGGAGATAATTCCGGGTACTGAAGTTTCTAAACAGGTGAAGGAGAGCATTTATAAAGTCCTTACTACTGCTGTAGCTTATGATGAGGTAGGCACTCCTTTGAATGCAATAGCTAAGGCAAGAGCTGAGAATCCTCTTGAATTTGAAATGAACCTTGCTTATATTTTTGAAATAACCAAAGGGTTTAAAGATTGGTCTCAGCTTGTTTCTACAGGCAAGAAAAAAGCCATTAAGGAATTTGAGGAGGCTGCAGCAAGACTTGATGTCCAAAAATCAGGAAGTATGTATCGGGATGATACTGCAAGTACGAGAAAGACTAATGAGATTCTTGAAGGAATGAAACTCTTTGGTAAAAGATAAACGAACCTTTTTTTAATGTAAAATAATATGGCACTTTTAAAAGCGACATTACCTACTATTAAGTACGAAGGAAAAGACTGGTCAGGATTGACTACCAGTAATAACCTTGGGTACTTGTTTGGCGAACAGCCAATTCGTGTTTCTAATTTTATTGATACCCTTTATAAAGTATCCCTCGGTGATGACCTCATCGCAAGGATGAATGGGTATCCTGTTCTCTACCTTGATGATGACCGTGAGTATGAATGGATGCTGATGGGTGCTGATGGCAAGAATGTTCCTCTTGTATCTGCTACCGATTTGGCTGGAGGCGCATTTACCGGAGCATCTACCGCAGGTAAATATGGTGATAAGTTCTACATGACCTTTGGAGAAAAAATATTCTTCAAAACCCATGTCATCGTAGGTAACAAACCTGATTTATATCACCTTTTGGTTACTGACGAACCCGTTCAGGTTGGGGCTAATTTCCGTTATGTAGTACAGTTAGTTACTGACAACGCTGAAACTTTCATTCCTCATACTGAATTGGCTGCAGGAACAAGGTGGTCTGTTGACTATTCCTTGTCTACTCAGACCCTCAGTAACACTGGTTCTGATATTAGCTTTACTTCTCCGTTCTTGATGACCAATCGTATCTCTATGATTCGTAAGAAACATACTGTTCCCGGTGACATGATCAACAAGGGTAAAAATGAGCCTGTTCAGTTCCTGTGGCAGTATGCTAACAAGAGTGGTCAGACTACGACTTTCAAAACTTGGTTGAATCGTTTGGATTGGGAATTTGATCGTCAGTTCCGTCTTGAGAAAGCTCGTCTGCTTATGTTTGGAAAATCCAATCGTAGGGCTGATGGTTCCTATGGCAACATTGGTGACAGTGGATATGAGATCAAAGCTGGTATGAGTCTGCGTGAGCAGATTTCTCCTTCCAACATTCTGTATTACACCCAGTTTAATATTGAAACCCTTGTGGATTTTGCTCTGAGTCTTTCTGTTGGAAAACTTCCTGAGGATGCCCGTAGGTTTGTAATCGGTACTGGTGAGCATGGTCTTAAGATGGTTTCCCGTGCAATTGAACAGTATGCAGGTGCTGCCGCTATTAAGGGAACCAATGATAATGGTCTGCAATGGAATCGTATGAATACTATCAGTGGTGTCAATAAAGCATCCTTTACCCGTCCTCAGTTCAACATGTTGGCTGATATCAATGGGTTGAGGTTTGAATTCATGCATATCCCTGAGTATGATGATCCTATTCGTAATAAGCTGTATCATCCTGATGGAGGTTTACTTGAGTCTTACCGACTGACCATTATGGATTTTGGTACTCAGAGTGGTAATCCGAATATTCAACTTGTCCGTGTTAAGGGCAATGAGGAAGTGTTTGGTTATGAGCCTGGACTTCGTGATCCTTACAGTCCTTCTGGAAAGGCTAGGTCACCGAAGATTATGGCTAGTGGTGTTGACGGTTATGTAATTCACCGTGCAGACTGGTGTGGTGTTAAAGTTCACAATCCCCTGCGTATGGGTGAGTGGATTCCTGACTACTATCAGCTTTAAATAAAACTTAAAAGGGAAGGGGATAATACCTCTTCCCTTTAATTAACAATTTAGCGGAATATGGAGAAAGTAATGACAAGTAATGAAGAAGTTCTTTCTATATTGGAGGACAGAAAGATTAGAGTAGAGCCTGTTGTAAGAGGCAGAGGATTTTTTAAACCGGGACATGACGGAGAGTTTATGTTCACAGGATGTTGGAAATATCTTGGTTTACCTATTAATCTCAGGACTAATACTTATGTAAATCCTTTCAAATCAAATGAAGAACGCAAAATGTTTGAAAAGGAAATGGGTCTTGCTGAAGGTACTCTGATAACTTCTAATCGAAAATCAAAATTCTGGGGTGAGTATAAGATTATGCTTGGTAAAGAACCTTTGGATTTAGATTTGATGGAAGTAGATCATGCTCTTAAGTACAGGATTTTAATGGTTCATCCTAAGGTTGCAAAACAGAATGAGGATGCTCAGGGAAATCTTGAGTTTCAATACAGGTTGGTTGATGAGAGATATCAGGAAGAACAATATTCTAAATTATCTTTGCGTAAGTCAGAAGCCTATACGGAACTTAATAAGCTCTCAAGGTCTAAGAAACAGATGATTGATACTTTACGATTATTGAATATCAATATGTCGGAAGCAAGTTCAGAAAAAGCTTTAAAGGCAAGACTGGCTCAGATCATTGAAGAACCAGCTTCCAATCGTAGTGGAGGAGTTAAGACCATTGAAGATTTCATGAATGTAGTGAATGATCCTCAAGCTTTGAATAAACTATTTGTATTAGATGCCATTGATTTTGGAGAAATTAAAATTCTGTCTGGTGATTATAGACTTGCAGAGACAAATCAGCTTATAGGAAAATCCCTTCAGGGAGCTGTAGATTGGTTTAGTGATCTTGGCAATCAGGAGACAAAACTATTAATACAGGAAAGACTAAAAACTAAGTAGTTCTTTGAAGAATGGTTCTGTTTATAATACAATTACAGAAGCTGGAAAGTTAAGCGGAACAAGTAAAAGCAGTATTATAAAATATGAAGGGAAAGAATTTAACGGTTATATTTGGAAAATTGAAAATTTTAAAATTGATTCCCCTAAAAGGATGAAGGAAAGGAGGTTACTATCTTAGCAAACGAAATGAAATTTAATTTTATGTTGAAGTATGATGCTCTCTTTGAGTTTTCAGCTCCGGCATATGATGATAGGCAGATAAGTTATCTTCTTACAGCTGCTCAGAACAGGGTTTTTCTGGATAGGTATTATGCTCCTTCAGATAAATATAAGAAAGGTTTTGAATCTGATGAAAAGAGGCGTAAAGACCTTGAGCAACTTATTAAGACAGCAAGTATAGGAGAAGCCACAATAGCTAAAGTAACTGTTACTGATATTCATCCGAATGGGCAGATGGTCACTTTACCTTTGAATTTTCTCTATCCTATAGAGGAGTCGGCTAAATTAACTGGAAGCAACACTTGGATTCCTGTAAAACCTGTAAGGCACGATGAATATGTTGCAAATATCAATAATCCTTATAAGAAACCTTATTCAAACCTTGTATGGAGAATGGATTACAGTCGTGGTACTGATCCTACAGGAACTACAGAACCTGCCACAATAGCTAAGAGAGTGGAGTTAATACATGATGGAACAGGCTTGGCTGACTATAGAGTAAGATATTTAAGGATGCCTCCTGAAATAGTGGTGGATGAATATACTCCTGCTAATCAAGTGCATTGTGTTCTGGATGAAATACTGCACGATACTATAGTTGATGAAGCGGTAAAAATTGCGAAAGCTGCTGTTAAACCGGAAGAATATCAAATATCCGCAGTTGAAAAAGATAGCGGTGATGATTAATAAATAAGTAAATAAATAAATGTTTAATTTTAAAAATCAATTGAAATGATTGCACAAAACAATGTGACTCATCTTTTTGTGGGTAAAGATGTTACCCCTACCACTGGAAGCCGTGATGCTCTTAGTACAGGACAGTTGGGGATATTCAAGAATGGTGCTACTTCTGGTAGCAATGATGCTCTTACTGCCGGAGATAGGTTTATGGTTGCTTTCAAGGATGCTAATGGGCAGGTTCTCATGAGTCCTGAAATCAAGTATGATAATATCTATTCTAAGAACAAAACTGCCTATGCCGCTGCTGCTCAGAAAGTTGCTTATGTGGGATACAATGGTACCAGCGGTTCTATTACCGTAGGTAATTCTGATATTTATATTCTAAGGGTTGTGTTGCAAGATCCTACTCGTACTCTTGCGGAACATCCTTTGTATGAATATGCAGAATATAGTTCTGATGCTGCTGCTACTCAGAGAGAAATTGCTGAAGGACTTATTGAAAATGCTGTTTATAACTTTACTTCTCTGAAACCCAGGAAAGTAACTGTTGTACAGCCTAGCCTTGTATGCAGTTCTCCTACTAATTCAGGTGATGACTTTGTAGGCAACTTTATTGTTGTCAATGGGAGTAAGTATGCTACAGCCGCTAATAGCGGACAGTATGCTACAAATACTGACATTGTCGTTGGGGATTATGTAAGGGTTGGTGCAACTGCCACTACTGCTGTTGCTCTTACTTCAAATGTTTACAAAATTGTAAGTATTAGTGGTACTACTACCAAAACCATTGAGTTTGATCGCCCTATCGTAGAAGCTTCCGGTACTTATACAGGTGGCAACTACACTCAGGTTATTCCTACGGCTACTGTAGATAATGCAGCTTTTGGTATTAAACTGACCGGAGTGGCTTTGCCGTTTGAAGTTGGTAAAGTGAAATACGGAGTTCTTGATTTTGAAGTTGTCCTGAATGAAGCTTTTGATGCAACTGTTATTACTGAAGCTGTTGCCCCCAGCAAGGGTTCAGGTACTTATCAGGAGATTGCTGAACTGGAAGCTTTCCTGAGTGGTAACAGGGGTGAAACTTATAGGGTTGCTTCATATCCTGTTAGCAAACTTCCGAATGCTACTGTTGGAGATACCTATAATATGATTGTCATTCATTATTATAATGATGACACTCAGGGTCTGGACAGGAATGTCAGGGCTTATGGTACTTTGATGATTGCAACTGATGCTGATAGCAGCGGTACTCCCTATGCTACTTTGCAGACTGTATTTGGACTTTAATCTTTAAAGGATGAAAATATAAACCCACTTAGGTAATCCTGAGTGGGTTTATTTTTAAAAAGCTTATAGAGAAAATTGATTTTTTGTTTTTCTCTATAATTTAACTTATATTTGTGAATTATATTTAAATATAAAAGAAATGGCTAAAACATCAACCTCCAGAGGGAGGTTTTCCAATGCTGAAAATAAGTCTCAAAGTACAGAGGAGTCTTTAGGTTTTACTGATAGCGGCTTATATATTCCTGCATCAAATACTACAGTCATTAAGAACATACCTACTGTTAAACAAGCTCTTGATGCTTTGGACATATATGTTCAATCACTTGCTACTAAAAACTATGTTGATGGGTTAGACAATACAAATGATCTGGCTCATGAAGCATTAAGTAATAAAATAGTACAACAAGCTGTTGACATTGAAGATGATACAGTAGATTGGTCTGTTGCCAATCATTTTATGCTTACTCTTTCTGGAGACACTGAACTTTTTGAAAGTAATCTTCCAGAGCATCCTGAAGTAAGGGAAATATCCATGAATATAGATGGTGACTTTGTACTTGCCCTACCTCCCTATTGGAAGGCATTGAGTGCAATTGCTTACGATGGAAGTAAAACTAATCTTTTTAAAGTCTTTTGTGAAAATAACACTGCTGTTGCTAAAAAAGCAACTATCACTTTAGATGGTACAGCAGGTCATCTTGAAATCAGTGCTGCAGGAGAACTTACCAAGTATGTAACTTTTTCTGATAGTCTTGAAGTATCAGCACAGAATTTTGTAACCGATTATGCTGCTGATTATCTTACAAAAAAAATTGTTCTTACCTCTAGCGGCTCTGTTATTACAATGGAGAGTCAATTAGAAGGATATGACTTCACAACTCCTGTGGCAGGTGAGGTTTCCGGTACTTTGGATGGTGTTTCAAACATTATACAAATTAATGTGGAAGCTATGAAGCTAAAGGAATCTATTACCCTTTCAGGAGCAGATGGTAAAGTAACTATTGGTGCTGCAGGAGGACTTAGTTTTGATGTTGTATTTAATACTTCACTTACTCAAAGCGCTCTTGACTTTGCTACTGCGTATGCTGCTGATTATCTTGCAGAAGGAATAGTTCTTACTGCTGATGGGGAGTCCATTATAATGGAAGCACAAACCGCTGGTATAGGATTTGTTGCTCCTACAACCACTTCTATAGCAGGTGATCTTGATGGTACTGTAACCAATGTACAGGCGAATATTCCTGCTGTAGCTCAGGTACATAGAATTATTGTTACAGGAACTAGCGGAATAGCTATAGTAGATGATGCTGGTGGACTTGCTAAGAGTCTTACTTTCAACTCTACTCTTTCCCAGACTGTAACAGATTTTTATAATAACAATGCTGCGGATTATCTTGCAGAGAACATAGTTCTCACCAAAGAAAATGCTACAGCTCAGGTAGATACAGTTACTCTTACTGGTACTGGAGGAACTGCTAATATTAGTATTGTAGGAGGTCTTACAAAATTAGTAACGTACAATACTTCTTTAACTCAAACAGCAAGTGATTTTGTATCTAGTTTTGCTGCAGATTATCTTGCTCAAGGAATAGTGGTTACTTCTGTTGATGAAGATATTATATTCACAGCTAATATTGCAGGAACAGCTTTTGATCATCCTGTAATAACCAACGTTACTGATGATCTTGCAGGTACTGTTGACAATTCAGTGGCAAACGTAACTCCCAAGCTTATATTCACTGCTAATACGGCAGGAGTGGCATTTACTGCTCCTACTATTACCAATGATACTGGAGATATCACAGGAACTGTTGATAATCCTCAACCCAATGTTGTTGCAGTAGCACAATCTGATTCTCTTGAATTTACAGGAACTGATGGAAAAGCAACTGTAGCAACTACTGGTGGGTTGACTAAGGTTATATCTTTCACTACAAGTCTTGCTAATACTGCAAGTAGCTTTGTAAGCACTTATTCTGCAGATTATTTGGCTCAGGGAGTAGTTCTTTCTGTTGACGGAAATAGTGTTGTAATGACTGCTAATACGGCAGGAACTGCTTTTGACAGTCCTGCTATTACAAATACCCCTTGGGATTTAGATGGATTTGTGGCTACTGTTCAACCTAATGTAGTTGCTGTAAAACAAAGTAATGATGTAGCCCTCTCAGGTTCATTTGGGGCTGTTGATATTTCAGTAGCAGGTGGACTTACTAAAAGAGTTACTTATAATGTCGCTGATGAACTTGGTGGTACTGCAGAAGATTTTGTAACTCTTCATGCAGTAGCTTATGCTGCAGAAGGAATTGCAATAAGCAGTCTTAATGAAATAATAACTTTTGAAGCAATTACTGCTGGGGTAGCTTTTGATGCTCCTGTTGTTACACCTGTAGCAGGTGATTTAACAGGTTTAGCTGAAGTTACTGTAGCAAATGTTGCTCCTAAAGTATGGTATGAAATAAAACAACCTGTGGCTTATTCTTAATTGTATGGGTGGTAATAGACCTCCTTCGGGAGTACACAAAAGAGGTTATGATAGTTCATCGTATGTTAAGATAGTTGGCATAGAAAAGGATGTACTTGAATCCATGACCACTGATAACTCAAGTGATATAGAAAAACTTGTAGATACCAATGATCAGGGAAATGGTGTTATCAATAGAGTTGTGATACCATTTGATGGATTCAAGTACATCACCACCCATGTCAGAATTTCAGAAAACAGTGCTAACGATACTGTTACGATGACTCTATGGGGAACTAATGATGAAAGAGCTGATAATCTTTCTGATACTTATTGGGTGGATATTACTGAAGATGAATGGTTGACATCATCTGTAGTTGTAAATAATTCCACTTATGAGCATATATTCATAATTGATCTTCCTTTGGTTATGGATTCATTAATGATTAAATTGGAATATGCTTATTCAGGAGGGATTGCAGCTGACAATTCTGTAGAGATATTCATCAAAAAGTCAAGTTAATGGCGGATAATATTACAAGAACCAGCGATAGGTACACTACTTCTGATAGTGACTATAAGGTCAAATATGATGGATTAGACCCTGTAGGAGAATATCTTGGTGATAAGATAGTAGCAGGTGCTAATATTACTATAGAGGAAGGTATCGGAGTCAATGAGAATAAACTTGTAATTAGTGCATCAGGTGGTTCTGCTACTGATGAACTTGTGAAATATAATGCTGATGACCCTACGGGAGGCTATCTCGCGGATAAGGTAATTAACGGAGATGGGATCACTATCAGTGAAGGCGTGGGTGCAGATGAGAATAAAGTCGTTGTATCAAACTCCGACAAAGGATCAACCGCAGTAGGATCACACGAACTTGCATACGACCATACCAAGATCAAAGACTATGTTGAGGCTGTAACATCAACAAATGATGATCAGTTCCCGATATCTTACCTGTCTTACACAAAGGGAAGTGTTTCCTATGATGTCACCGAGATACCAAAGCCGAACGGGCTGATTTATGGAGGTGGAGTATCGTGGGTTGAGCTACTGAAGTTCGATGTAAGTGCGGCAGCGTATTACTTAGACGGTGTTCTTTACACGACGGACAGCGCACAGGTAACACTTGACCCTGCGGATGGATTGCTCCCGAGAATCGACATCATCATTGTCGATACTTCAGAAACAGTATCAATTATTACAGGAGTTCCGAATGCCAATCCCCAGAAGCCTACGGTCGATCCTATTACACAGATAGAACTTACTAATATTCTTGTTCCTGAGGGAGCTACAGAACCTGGAATAACAATTACTCAAGAAATTATTTATAATGAAAATACAGAATGGGTAGGAAGTAGTTCTGGAGTTATTGTAGATTTTACTAATGCTGCACAACCTTACGATAAAACTGTAGCTACATTAGTAGGAACCCTGACTAACAATGATACTGTTACCTACACAAAGAGTGCTACCAGTGTGGCACATGAAAGTTTTGAGAACTTTATATTTAATATAAGACTTAATGCTACTGTAGCAAATCAACATAACTTATATGTACGTTGGTTAGAGGATGGAGTATCTGTTAGTAATGAAGTTAGAGTTCCCCTGAATAAATCAAACATTACAAGTTATCAGAATATAAACATGAGTTTATCTCTGTGGACTTGGAATCAGAATAATGTTGATGCAGTTCGATTCAGATGGTCAAGATCAGGAGGGGCAGCATCTCATGTGGGATTTTATCTTGACCTTTTAAAATTAGAAAAAGGTATTACTGTTATCTCCGGTTCTTCAGGAATAGAACTTGTAGGAGATGTAACAGGAATAGGAGTTACAGGAACTCCTGTAAATACAACTCTTGCTACTGTAAATAGTAATATAGGAACCTTTGGAGATGCTTCAAACATTCCACAAGTTACTGTTGATGGAAAAGGTAGAATAACTGCAATTTCTAATGTGGCAGCTTCAATGGTTACAGGACCAACTGGTTCCACTGGACCTACGGGACCTACAGGATCAGCATCAACTATTCCCGGACCGATTGGACCAACAGGACCGAAAGGGACTACTGGCAGCACGGGATCTACGGGACCTACCGGACCAACCGGTCCTACTGGTCCGACTGGTCAGACTGGATTGAAAGGAGCTACCGGTGCAAGAGGAATAACTGGACC